GCGAGTCGAAGAACCTCGGCGGGTTCAAAGAGCGTGTCATGCCGACGTTCTTCAACGAGGTGCAGTCACGCGGCTGGAAGAACATTGACGACGCCACCGGGGTCGTCTGCCGGTATAACCACGACTCGAACATGGTGCTCGGCACGACCGAGGCTGACACGCTGCGGCTCAGCCCGGACCGCATCGGCCTCGACTACATGGTGAAGCCGCCCGAGTCCCGCGCTGACATCCGCGAGCTGGTCGAGCGGCGCGACATCCGGTACTCCAGCTTCGCGTTCCGCTGCCACCCAGGCGGGGACGAGTGGGACTGGCGCGACGGCCTGGCGCTGCGGACCCTGCATTCGGGTGACCTGATCGACGTGGCCCCCGTGCTCACCCCCGGCTACGGCGACACCACCTCGATGCTGCGGGCGTTCGACGCGGCGCTGTACTCGATCGCCGACTATGTCCAGGCTGAGGTCGAAGAGGTGCGGGCGTTCGCCGCCGACGACGACCTGCGCAAGTTCTTCGTCCGCAGCGACCGGCCCACCATGCCGGCTGCTGGCCCGCGCAAGGGGCTGTTCGGCCCGGCCGCGCTCACGTCGATCCTGCTCCGCCGGCGCGACCAGTGGGACGAAGAGGGCTGAGTCCATGAGACTCAATCCACGCAGGATCGCTATCGCCGGGGCTGCCGCGACCATCCTGGGCCTCGGCGGCTACGGCATCGCCTACGCCAGCATCCCCGATGGCGGTGGCGTGATCCACGCCTGCTACCAGTCCCCGCCGCCCGCCCACGGCGCGAACCTTCAGGTCATCGACACCGGCAATGGCGGCTCGTGTGGCGGCGGCGCGGCCAGCGTCACCTGGAACCAGACCGGCCCGCAGGGACTGACCGGCGCTACGGGCGCTACGGGCGCAACCGGCGCCACGGGTGCGCAGGGTCCAACTGGGCCATCGACCGGCGGCTCGACTGGGCTCGATCTCCAGATCATCGTCGCCATCTCAAATACCCGCGCCACGGCGACGTGTCCTGCTGATCACCCGTTCGTGTTCGGTGGCGGCGGAGCTGCTGTTTCGGCCACCTATTCCGCTCCGGATTCCTTGCCGTCTTCGAGCGAGCCAGAAGCCAGTAATACCCCGAACAGCTGGACCGCAGGAACGATTAGTGGCAATAACGACACGGTGACGGTCTGGGCAATCTGCGGGAAGTGACTGTGCCATCCGTCACAGTCATCACGCCCACATGGCAGCGTCATGACGTGCTGCTGGATCGGTGCGTCCCGTCCGTGCAGGCGCAGGACTACCGCGATTTTGAGCACCTGATCATCTCGGACGGCCCTGACCGGGAACTCGCTAGGGCCAGCCTGCCGACGAACACGCGGCTGATCCAGCTTAATGAACATGATCCACGGGCTCGCTGGGGCCACCGTGCCAGGCTGCGTGGCGTCGAGGAGGCGGCCGGGCGCGTGCTCGCCTGGCTTGATGATGATGACAACTGGCGGCCCCGGCACCTGGCCACACTTGCTGGCCCGGCTATAGGCGGGTTCGCTTACTCGCGGGCCATGGTCCACGGGGGGAACGTGCCGGTGCGTATTGGCGATGGGAGTCCCGCCCATGGCCGGGTGCAGGTGTCGATGATCGCCCACGACGCGAAGATCCTGGAACTCGAAACGTGGCGCGACGAGACCAACTGGCCAGACTGGGACCTGGTACGTCGCTGGCTCACCTGTGGTATCCACCACGCCTCGGTTGATGAGGTGACCGTGGACCTCTACCCATCCGGGATAGACATGAAGGCCGGCGTTCTGGTCTCTTTTCCACCATGGCGGGAGAGCTGATGCAGATCGCCTGCTTCTACACCCAGCTGCACCCGGCCTGCAAGGCCACTCTCCCGCCGGGTACTGAGCTGGTGTGGACCGGCAGCGGCGACGACGCCTACTGGAATGAGATCAGCAAGCGGTGGACCGGCTGGGATGACCTGCTGATCATCGAGCACGACATGAAACTCCACGATGAGGTCGTGCCGCAGCTCGAAGCCTGCAAGTCTGACTGGTGCACTTTCCCCTATGAGTACGGCCCCGGGTGGCCGGACGCGCCGCTGATCACCCAGGCGCTCGGCTGCACCAGATTCTCCGCCGAGCTGCAGCGCGAGTTCACCACCGAACGGATCGCGGCGGAAGTGTCGAAGGCGGATCACATGCCACCGGAGCCGCTGTGGCATTACTGCGACCTGTATATCCGCCGCGCCCTCACCCGGGCGGGCATGAAAGAGTGCCAGCACCGCCCCCTGGTGACCCACCACAGGGGCAGGGCGCTGGTGTAGGATCGCCCCAGAGGACGGAGTAGGCCATCCCGTCCAGATAGGCCGCAGGGCCGGGGTAATTCCCCGCCTCCTGGCTGGAGCCCGCCGGGGATCACATCCCTACGGGCTTCGAGGAGGAGCCAAATGGCCAGCGAGGTTACCAAGAGGCTTCGGGACCGGCGTCTCAACGTGTGGGAGCAGTGCAAGGCTCTCGCCGACACCGCCGCCACCGAGAACAGGGCATTTTCCGCAGAAGAGCAGGGTAAGTGGGATGTCCTGAACGAGGAAATGGACACCCTCGACACCCGCATCAAGTCCGCGCTTGACGCTGAGCAGCGTTCCGCCGAGGCCGACCAGGCGTTCAACCGCCTGCACGCCGACGCCGAGGGCAAGAAGATGGCGAAGGACCCGGCCGTCAAGATGCTCAACTCCGAGCTGCGCAAGTTCCTGCTCGGCGACAGCCGGGGCAACGCACCCGGTGGGGCCTACGAGGTCGCCCGCCCGGACAACAGCCGGATCAACTGGAACTACGGCCCGGTCAACCTGGCCGAAGTCCGCAGGGCCGAGGCTGAGTACCGGACCCTGGTGTCCACCTCTGTCACCTCCGGTGGCAACCTGGTCCCGACAGATTTTTATGACCAGTTGATTGCCCATTTGATTGAGGTCAGCGGAATCCTTCAGTGTGGCCCGACCGTGCTGAACACCGCAGGCGGCGAGAACCTGCAGATCCCGAAGACCACGGCGCACTCCTCGGTGAGCGCCGCGACCAGCCAGACGGCGTCGCTGGCAGTGTCCGACCCCGCGTTCGGCCTGATCACCCTCGGTGCCTTCAAGTACGGCATCCTGCTCCAGGTCGCACGGGAACTGCTGGACGACTCCGGTGTGGACCTCGTCGGGTACCTGGCCATGCAGTCGGGCCGCGCATTGGGCAACAAGTTCGGTTCCGACCTGGTGACCGGCACCGGCACCACGATGCCGAACGGCCTGATGGCCACCTCCACGGTGGGCGTCACCGGCACCACGACCGGTAAGGGCGGCGCGGCCCAGTACAGCGACCTGGTCAACCTGGAATACTCGGTCATCGCTCCCTACCGTCAGAGCAAGTCCTGCTACTGGCTGGCGAGGGACGCGGCGATCGGTGGGTTCCGGCTGCTGCTCGACGGCCAGTCGCGGCCCATCTGGGAGCCCAGCATGGTTCTCGGGTCGCCTGACCTGCTGCTCGGCAAGCCGCTGGTGGCGGACCCGTTCATGCCGGCGGTGGCCACTGGCGCCAAGTCGATCGCGTTCGGCGACTTCAGCCAGTTCTTCGTCCGCATCGTCGGCCCGGTCCGGTTCGAGCGTAGCGACGACTTCCTCTTTGGGACCGATTTGGTCGCTTTCAGGGCAATAATCCGTGGCGACGGCACGCTGGTTGACCAGACCGGCGCCATCAAGACCTTCCAGGGGCCGGCGACCTAGTACGTGAGCCCCGCCCGCTTATCCAAGGGCCTGGCGGGCGGGGCTCATCACCACAGCAGGAGGACAGGGAATGGCAACTTACGGCAGCAACAGCACCGAGGAGCCGGGCCAGTACCCGACCACGGAGTGGAGCGACTTCGGCCTGCCCGAGCAGAACTTCGGCTCAGGTGCGCCTGGTGGCTCACCCACCTCCAGCCAGGTGGACGTAGGCGACACGAACGAGCCGGGCCAGTACCCCGACCGTGAGACCTTCACTGGCGTCGCCCTCGGCGGCACCGGCGCACCCGGCACCCAGGGGATCAACAGCGACCTGACTGGTGGCCCAGACACGATCCGCGTCACCAAGCCGACGTTCTACAAGTCGATCTATGAGCTTGATGAGCCGGGGGCCGTCTGGGACGAGGCGAACGGTGCCGGCTACAAGCAGATCGTCGTCCGCGACTCGATCTCCGGTCCTAACGACTGGACCCAGGCGAGTGATGGCTCCTACGGCCCCGGCTACAACATGCCAGGCGTCGAAGGCAACACCCCGACCCCGGGCAGCGGCCAGTACCAGACCGGCGCGGGCAACGTCATGTATGGCGGGCGGCTGAACGGCACCGGCAACACCAGCCAGCACCCGTCGTGGTCGGGGCCTGGTACCTGACATGGCGTCCCAGTTCGCGCGTGCCGTAGCCAGTGCTCAGGCTGGCTACGGTGGGCGCGGGCGGGACGGCTCGTTCCGCGAGGCGCACAGCCAGCAGCACACCGATGCGATGGACCGCATGGACACCCACGACCGGCGGCTCGCCGCGCTGGAGGCCCTGGACCCGTCCACTCTTCACGCGGCTACGGGGGAGATAGAGAAGCCGGGTCCGCAGAATTTCGGGGAGACGTGATGGAAGACCTCACTGGCAGGTTCATGGCGAACCTTGTGCCCTCCTCGATGCAGGCGGGTAACACCACTGCGGACGACCCCCAGCTGGCCATGACAGCCCCCGGCTCCCAGTCCGTTCTGCCGGTGCCCGACAAGATGGACGTGCTCCCGCAGCCGACCTTCACTAACAGCGCCCCGATCCCCGTCGTGCACCCAGGCAAGCAGCAGCATGCCCCGTTCGCTCACGGGAACCGTGGCAACGGCACCTTTGAAACGATCAGCATCGGCGGAACGTGGAAGGAAGTTTAGCCATGCCCCAGCCCGTCTCGTCGCCAATCACCTCGACCCCATCGGTGGACGGCCAGCCGTATGACGCCACCTCGGAAGCGACTATCGGCCCCTGGGTGTCGGTCGATGACAGGAGCGGCCCCGCGAGCCTGCAGGGTGGCCAGGTGACCGGCGACTTCCCTAGCACTGCCCCGTGGCAGCAGGTCTAGCGCCTGCCCAGTTCGGTTAGCCGGCGGGTGAACGCCGGGTACCAGTCGATCTCTTCCCAGCCTGGCTGGCGCTGCGTGTCAAACTGCTGCCTGGTGAACAGCTCATCGACACCGATTCCCCACTTCTGTGTCCAGCGGGCGAAGCATTCGGCGTCGTGGTACGGCCCGTTGAAGTTCTGCCGTGTCTCCATCACTTCGCCGATCTTCGGTGCGCCACGCCAGAACCGGTCCAGCCCAATGTCGTTGTGCCGCATCTGCCAGACATGCTCGTCGTGGACTGACAGCCGGTCCGGGCAGGTTTGCAGGGCACGCAGCTCGTAGTCGGCTTCGGGGCCGCCGATGGCGCGGAACCGCTCATCGAACCAGCCGGTGGCGTTAAACCCGGCGAGTGACTGCAGCTGGACCGTGTCACCGTGCGGGGCGATATAGGTGTCATAGGTGCTGGTGATCAGCTCGTGCCAGCCGGGCAGTACCACCACGTCGTCCTGGGACATCAGGCACCAGTCGCGGGTCTCGAACGTGTGCCGCATGCACTGGTTCCAGCACCAGGCGATGCTCCCGGTCTCCCAGGAGGAGCGGAAGATGTTCCGCCATATCTTCACCTGCGGGTAGACGGCCTCGATCTCGCTGTAGTCCACGGTGGGGTCGTTGGCGATGAGATTGACCGTCTCGAACTTGAACGATTCCAGCCAGCCCTTGATGGTGGCGCTCAATGTGGCCAGCCGGCGGAAGCTCACGATCCACAGGGATACCTCGTCAGGTGTCACGGGTCCAGCCATTCGATTACGGTGCCGTATTCGGGGTGGCCATGGACCTTCTCCAGGTCATCCCAGCTTGCCCAGATTGAGTGCGAGCGGAACTCGGTGAGCCAGCGCACGCAGGCGGTCCCATCGCTGAAGACGACGCCCTCAAACTGAACTTCGTCCGGTGGGTTAGCCGTTCCCTGTTCGTAATATTCAGGTGGCGGGCTGGGGCGGTAACAGCGGAACCTTCTCATAGCTCCTCCAGCAGGGCGGTGCCGCGTGCCACCAGCACCTCATCGAGCGGCGGCGCGTGCAGCGGGGCGCAGTTCAGCAGGGACAGGGCGGCGATCACCATCACGTCGTGGGGGACCTCGCCGCCGAGCCATTCCCCCAGTGCAGCCATATGCTGCGGGCGCGACCGCCAGGGCCTGAAATCGCCCCGCCTGGCCCGCCCCCAGTGGACGATCATCCCCGCTACCAGTTTCGCCAGGTCGTAGCGCCGGTCACCCCAGCGGGTCTTGTCGGCGAAGTCTTCCCGCCAGTCGATACCGGTGAACGCGCCATCGGGGGAGACGATCACGTTGCCGAGGTTGAAGTCGCCGTGGAAGGTGACTGGCTGGCACCCGCGTTCCAGCTCGCCCCACCTGACGCGGGCCACAGCATGCTGCGCCATCTCGCGCAGTCCCGGCCGCAGCATCGCCACGCGGGTGAGCGTCTTCCCCCGGTAGAACCGGTCACAGTCCGGTGCCGGGTTCAGCACCCGCACCGTGCGCCACAGGTCACGCTGCGCCCAGTCCAGCAGCCGGGGCACGAGGTCAGGGTCACCCTCGGCGGCCTCATAAGCAGGGACGCCCGCCACATACTCGTAGGCGAACATGTGTGGCCGGGTGCCGGTCAGCTTCGGCACGGCGGCGGCGATGTCAGCCTGCCGCCGGACACGCCTGGCCAGCGAATCCCGATCTTCGCGGAACTTGACCACACGCCCCCGCTCAGGCAGCACATAGGTCACCTCACCCGGCTTGACCCAGTCGTAACCAGAACGTGCCGCGACCGCCCGTGCATAGGCTGTCTCGTCGCCGATGTCGGTCCAGCTGATCCGCCGCACAAACAGCGAAGCGAACCTGACCAGCTGGTCAAGCCCGCCGGTCACCTGCCGCTCCCCGGCGAGCAGGCCCGAGGTGGTGATGCCACCCCAGAAAGACGGCAGGTCACGGCGGGTGATCATCGCCAGCCCGGTGTAGGCGTCGCCAGCCGCTGGCCCGGGGACCTTGTCGTAGATCGCATACGCCATATGGGTGCTGGGGGAAGAGCTGATCCGGCACCACCGTTCGGGTGCGGTGCCCGCCGGGATAGGTGCGACCCCCGCCCAGGATTCCCCGCCGTGCCACAGCGCATCATCGGCCGCCCACAGCGTGTCGCACGAGGCGAAGATCAGGTCATCGCCGCCCACTTCACTGCGGGCAGCGAGCAGCGAAGTGCCGGGACCGCCGCGCGGCTTATCCCAGCCGGGCACGGGAACGAAGGTGATCTTGTGGTCGGGGTGGGCCAGGTCCAGGTAGTCCCGCACCTGCTCGGCGCGGTAGCCGGTGCAGACGATGATCCTCGCGCCAGGCGGGGCCAGGCCGATCTGATGGGAAATGACCGCCCGCCCGTCGAGTGGCACCAGCGCCTTATGCAGGGCGTCACCAGCCCGGCCCATGCGGGTGCCAGGACCGGCGGCAAGGATGACGAACGCTGTCATGTCCGGCCGTAATCGTCTTCGAGGCGGGTCGTGTCGGTGTCATCGTCATAGGTGGACACTTCGAGGTAGACCAGCGGTCCCACAACCTGGTGCGCCACGCCGGGCCTGATCCGCACCATGGCCCCGTCGCCACCAAGGGTCACCTCGCCGGCTTCGACATGGCCACCGCCGGACAAGATGATGAGCAGCTCGTCCTTGCGGTCGTGGCGCTGCATTGATGTCCGGTGACCTTCCTGCACAGTCAGGTACTTGATTGTCAGGTCGTGATGGGGGTCATCGAAGCACCGCATGAACCCCCATGGCCGGTGATCGGTCCGTCCGCTCGCCAGAAGCTGGGCGAGCAGATCAGCCGTGGGCGATGGCATCGCTGATCACCTCCCGGACGTGCTGATCGTCATAGGGGGCGAGGACGGCGGCCACCTTGGGTGTCTCCAGGTGGTAGCGCAGCGCGGCGCGGGCCT